TCATGTGCGCTTGGTTCTTGGCTTTGCGGGCTGCTCAAAGTCCCGTCCGGTTCAAGAGTTCCTCATGAATGAGGAGTCCGCTGCCCGATCTGGGCTGTTCAAGATCGGCTTTCCGCGCGCCTTCTTGCGCAAAGAGTGGAAGGACAAGCTTGCCGGTAGTGGTATCCCCAGCTACCTCTTCAACACGTTCGAAATGAGTTTCCTCCGTTTCGGACGCTTAAGCATCATGGATGAAGGCTCGCTTTGGGCTCCCGGATCTGTGGCCTTGTCTGCTTTGACCGGCAACGCTTCCCATTTCTTGATCCTTGGAGACCCCTTCCAGTCCCCCCATCATGATCCCGCGGCTGACAGCTTGCTCAATACATACACCCCTGAGCTGCTGCGGCTGTCGCAAATCTGTGGTGGAGATTGGCTTGGCTACTCTCACACCTTGCCGCAGTGCCTCGCGCGAGTTTTTGGTATCCCCAGTTCCAATCCGCTTGAGGGCCGCATTCTGACCAGTGCGAGTCTCCAGCCTCGATACCCGACCATCTGCTCAAAAGATGATATGTGCAAGGCTTTGCGGTCTCTGGGCATGGAGAGCTACACTCCCGGTACCGCCCAGGGCATGCGATGGAAGACTGTCCAAATTCTTGTGGACGTTGCCATGGTGTCGTTCTTGGCCCCTGAGCACATGATCAGTGCCTTCTGTCGATCCTCTGAGCGGCTGATCTTTGTGGTCAGCGGTTTGCCGGGCGTCGAGAAAAAGATGCGTGAGCACCGAATCATTGGCGCGGTGTTGAGTGGAGGCTCTTGGGGATTTGTTGAAAATTTGGTCAACAAAACCAAGCTGCGGGTTAAGGATGATCCTCAAATCCCCGATATTCGCCTTTCTCGAGAAGCTGCGCTTCTAGCCGAGGACCACTCTTTGCAGCGAGGGCACAGTGCGGCTGACCCTTATGCTGTGATGCCACCACGCCTCCGGGCTTACCATGACTACGTTGGTGCCCCTGATGCTGATGCATTGGAGCTGCGCTCCGTCCAAGCTGCAGACGTTTGCGACCTCCAGCCTTTGCGGCTCGCCCTGCCTGCCATGGATGAGGCTGCTCTCGAGGTCACGTTCCTGCATCATGAAATTGACAGGTTCTCACGAGAGTTTCTCTCTGCGGCGGGCACCTCTCGATGCTACGATGACGTCAAGTTTTCGCAGCTAGCCGCGCTAATTTTCCCGAAGCACACTTTCGACGATGTTGTGCTTCGCACTGCAACGTGGCGCAAACGCTTAACCGCCTCCACGTTTCGAGAAAATGAGGCCGACTTTGTCTCACGAGCTCATGTCGGCACAGTTCTGTGGACTGCGTTCTCAGCAGCCATGCGACTCCCGCCTGACTGTGAGTTCTCTCTCGGCGAGTTGCAGGAGTGCTGTCGCGAGCAGGCCCTGGCTCGGGTTGAGGATGCAAACGCTGCTCGGCTTGCCATTCTCAACGATCGTGCTGAGCCTGACCAGGACTTTACGCACGTCCATCACTTCATTAAGGTCCAGGCCAAAGCCAAGATGGAAGGCTTGCACCTTGATAAGCCGAAAGCCGCTCAAAGTCTCATGCAAACCTCTGAGGAATGCGTGGTCCTTTTTGGTCCTTGGTGGCGGTTGGTCGTCAAGAAGTTGCTCCAGCATTGTCCCGAGAATATCTGGCTTCACATAGGCAGGGGGCTCCCGCAACTTGATGCTTGGGTCCGCTCTTATTGGCAGGAGGGCAATGGCACTACCATCAACGATTTCACCGAGTTTGACGCCTCTCAGCGTGGTGAATCCGTGCAGCTTGACAACTGCCTCCTTCGCTGGGTCGGTGCACCTGAGGAGGTTCGAGACCTTTACAGGTATTGGAAAACTCACCTTGTCAGTGACAAACTTGCTGCTGAGGCTCTCCGCACTCATCGTGCCACGGGTGAGAGCGGCACGTTCATTGGCAATACGTGCTACTCCATTGCTTGCTGTGCATTGCTGTTCACTCCTCCCGCTCTGCACCGTGGGCATTGGCTTTTTGGTGGCGACGACATGGCCACTGATCAAGTCGTCCTGGCTCCTCCCTCTGCGGCAGTATACTACTCTCGCAAAATTCGCACAGTGTCAAAGCTCCAGCACCCTGAAGTTGCTGACTTCTGCGGTTGGATTTTGACCAGCGATGGCATCTTGAGGGATCCGCTGCTGATGTGGTTAAAGACCAAGTTCAAAGTCGCTCGCGGTCAGGACCCTCTCACGTTTCTTGCGTCTTACGCGGTTGAGCTGAGCTTCAC